ACTAGCTCCTGAAAACGATAATAAGGAACAGCTTGTTCTGTCTTTTTTTCGTCTTGACTGACTTGAGGTTCTTTTACAGCTTCCTCAACGGCTGTATTCTGTTCTAATTCAGACATTTTTACTCCTTTAGTGGATTATTATATGCTAGTAAGTTAATTATGATTTAAATTAATGACAATTACTAATGTCAAATAAAAACAAAGAATTTAAATTTAAGCAAAAGTGGTTTGACTTTATGAATTACAAGCCACACGCAGGTCAAAGAAAACTACACTTTCCAGAAAAAGCCGATGCTTCATATTTTGTAAATATATGTGGAAGACGTTATGGAAAGACTACAGCAGCTTTTAGAGAAGCCGAGTTTTATGCTGCACAACCAGATAAAAAAATATGGCTTGTTGGTCTTTCTTACAAAAAATCTAGATTAATGTTCCGTGAAATTTGGAAAAATATGGTTGCAGGTAAAGCTGGAGATATAGACAGAGCATCAGAAAAAGAACAATACATAAAATTTAAATGGGGTACTACTGTAGAGGGTATGTCTTGTGAAAACCCAGATTCATTAGTAGGGGAGGGTGTAGACTTATTAATTATTGACGAGGCAGCAAAAATGCCGAGAAGAATATGGGATATGTATTTATCTCCTACATTAGTAGATAGAAAAGGTAAAGCTATATTTATTACAACGCCTCAAGGTTATAATTGGATATACGACTTGTACTTGTTAGGTCAAACTGACCCTCAATGGTATTCGCATCAATCTCCTAGCTGGGAAAATCAATATGCCTTTCCAGAGGGAGCGAACGACTCTTTTATTTTAGAGCGTAAAAGAAATATGTCTAAAGAATTATTTGAGCAAGAATTTGCAGCTAAATTTACTTCTATGGAGGGTAGGGTTTATCCTTTTGATAGAGACCTTGACGTTGAAAATGTTCCATATCAAGAAAATTTACCAACGTACTGCTCTATGGACTTTGGGTACAGATTACCTGCTGTACTATGGTTTCAAACTTACAAACACGAGGGTAATTGGCACATAAATATTATCGATGAAATAATACACGAAAGAAATATATCTACAGAACAACTTGCTATAAAAATTAAAGAAAAACCGTATCCAGTCATCACATACTATGGAGACCCTGCTGGTAGCTTTGTACAAGGACAATCTGGATTAGGAGATATACATATTTTAAGACAACACGGAATCTATGTAGAATATCGTATGGACAGATTATCACGAGATATACAATCTGGTGTTAGTTATTGCAGGGGATTTTTTGAAAATGCAGACGGACTAAGAAGAATCAAAGTTGATACTAAATGTGTTGGTATTGCAGAAGATTTTGAGAATTATAGATTCCCTGAAGCGCAAGAGGGCAAAGCTATTTCTAACAATCCTATCAAAGACGGATACAATGAACACGGTTGCGATGCTTTTAGATATTTTATATTGAATAGATTTCCAATTAGAAGTAACTTCATTGGAAGAATATCACGTTAAAGGAAACATTTATGGTATTAACAGCTAGAGAAATTATACAAGATTCACTAACAAATTTCAAAGAAGAACAAGCAAAAGCTAGAAGAGAAGAAGTAAGAAAATTTTTAGATTACTATTCTGGTTCTTTAACTGAACAATATATAGAAAATTATTTCAAATCTGACGCATTTCAGGAAATACCACACTACAACACAAACATTGTTAAAAAGTTTGTTAATCGTATGTCTAAAATTTATACGATTGGTGCTAAAAGAAATGTAAGTGTAAAATATGATGATTTGACTAGCGTAAAAAATGCACGTATGAAACAAATGGAGCGTATGACTAGATTATTAGGCACAACTGCTACTTATGTTATGTACGATACCGTAGATGAAAAATTTGATTATAGACCTATTTATTATTTTGAGCCGTATTTTGGAGACAACCCTTATAAACCAGAAGCTATTGTATATCCTATGATGCACGGACACGCAGATTTATCAGATACTGATGAATTAATGTATGCTTATTGGGATAAAGATACACACATCAAATTTGATGACAATGGTAATATCTTAGAAGAAATAGAACATAATCTAGGTGTATTACCTTTTGTTTTTTCACACAGAGAAGAACAACTTGATTCTTTTTTTGTTGAGGGAGCATCTGACTTAGTTTCTGCTAATGAACATATTAATATTACAATGACAGAAATGCAACTTGGTCTTAGATTCCAAATGTTTGGACAGCCAGTTGTTACTGGTATTATATCAGACAATAGTAATGTTAGAGGTGGTTCAGATGAAATTCTTACACTACCAGAGGGTACAAACTATGATATTGTATCTCCAGAGGGTAATGTAAGAGACGTAATAGAAAATATTAAATGGCAAATAGAATTAGTGGCGCTAAATAATCACTTATTTGTAACCTTTGCTCAGTCAGGAGGGGAAGTACCTAGTGGTATTTCTTTAATGATTAAAGACCTCGAGCGCCACGAAGACTTTATCGATGACAAAGAATTATATCGTCAATATGAACACGACTTCTACAGAGTAGAGTATGCACTATCTGAAATGAATAGTTTAGGATTACCAGACCCTAAAAGATTTAAAGTAGATTTCTCAGAAGTAGAATATCCAATGACTACACAAGATAAGATTATGCTAAATGAATATAAACTGAAACATAATCTTGTTACACAGCCACAGTTACTAGCTGCAGAAAACAAAGACTTAAGCATTGAAGACGCCTCAAGAATTATAGAAGAAAATAAACAAGTTAATTTATCACAGGTAGTCGTAGATGAAAGTCCAAGTAGAGATTCACAGTAATTTAGATTTCAAACAAGCAACTGAAAAGCTGCTTAAACGTGTTATGTTTAGCTCAGTAATGCTAGACATAGGTAACGCTGCACGTAGAGACGTTCAAAAAACTTTTAAAACAAATACTGATATAACTGGTACACCCTTTCAAGATTTAAACAAAAAATATAAAAAATCTAAATTTAAAAATAAAAATAAAATTTTAACCCTTATGGGAGATTTGGCTAAAAGTATTCGAATAAGAAGTAATGAACCAAATATGACAGTTTCAGTAGGTTCTACTATTAAAGAAAAATATCCTGAATATCATCTTTTTGGAGAGGGCGATAACCCTCAAAGAAAATGGATTTACACACAGGACGAAGTGAAAACTATGTTTACCGATGAAAATATGCTTTTAGGAGCTACAGAAAAAGCATTAAAAAGGTATCGTGAGCTTTTTATAGACCTTATTAAAACAAAAATGCGTAAAATAGGTACAGGAACAACATTAGACTTATAATGGATAAAGTAATAAAAGAAATATTAGAAATGGTTATACAAGTTAAAAGACTTGCAGAAGCTAATAACGAACTTTTAGGATTTATCTGTCAAAAAATATCCCCAGTATCTACAAAGAAAGAATATTTAGATACAAAAGACTTTATGATTGCTTCTATGGAAATGTCAGAAATGTTTGAAGAGTATGATATTATGCCTGAAGATTACGGGATTTCATAGACTCTTCTCTTTCGATAAGTTCTTCAATCCACTTTCTTCTTTCTGAGTTGCTTGGTCTTCTACTAGGTAAAGGTTCTAATCCCACTTTCTTAGCTCTTTGTAATAATTGATACCTCTTAGCTCTATCTTTACTTTTTTTGCTTTTAGGTTTTTTAGCTTTTATATCTTCAACTCTTTTTATCTCTTTCTTTTTTCTGGCTAAAGGTTTGTCGTTTTCTGGGTTTCTTTCTGGAAGTGCCTCTACAGCTTCTTGAACTTCTTCACTTTCTGCGTCTATTATTTCTGCAGAGTCTATCTCTTCTGCCTTTAAAAACTTCTCAAATGGACTATCTACAGTAACATTAATATTTTTAATGAGTTTACCTGAGTGTTCTAAGACTAATCTACCAGCTTGTACATTACCCTCAACTGCTTCACGAACCATACTATTTAAAACCATTGGCAGCTGACTATTAAACTCTACCATATATTTTTTATAATACATATCAACAAAACGGTCATCTGCAAACCAGTTCTGTATTGTACGCTCTGTTACATCTAGTTCATTAGCTAATTGTTGTTTAGATAGATTGGGGTTATGTATTAGCAAATCTATTGCTGCTTTTTGATTTACTTTTTTCAATGCAGTTTTCATTTACCTTGTCCTCTGTATTTTTTCTTATAGTGTTTTTTAGATTGTTTATTGCCAAACTTTGTATTATGGCTTAAACCTTGTCGAGTTTTTTTAGCACCATTTGACTTTCTAGTGCGTTCTCTAAATAATGATTTTCTCATTTTTTATAGACTTTTTCTGCTCCTGCGATTCCAAAAGAACCTAATGTTACCCAAACAAATGAGTTATAAATATAATCGTTTACCATTAGCTCAATACCAACAATACCCATAGCTAGGTCTACGATACCGAAAACACACATCAGCGCAAAGGAAAGAAAACCTATTATATTCTTTTCGTTGTACTCGTTTTTATCTTTGAACAGTTCCCACATCGATTCTCTCCTTTTCCTTTTTACCAAATATCTTATTCCAACGTTTTTCGTATTCTTTTTTAGATATACTCATAGGTCTAGGTTTGTCGCCTTTACCAGCACCGTTGGGTTTACTATATATACTTTTGGTCATTTATGTCTTTTTTGAATAGGGAAGTTAGCATACAAAGAAGCTCCTTTATGCTTTTTAAACTTACCACTATGTTTCATTAATGAATATTTACCACCTTTCTTTTTCATAAAGTGATAACCTCTTGGAGCTTTTACTTTCATTTTTTCTTACCTTTTTTCATCTTCTTTTTTTTCTTCTTTTTTTTACCTGTATGGTATGGCATAGCTACCTCCTTTTAAATTTTTTCTTTGGACAAGACTTGATGTATTCAATTCTGTTTTGTATCTGTAATCCTGTGTGTAACCCACAATAAGTGATACCCTTTTCTTTACCAGCAAACGAGCATTTTTTTTGGATTAAAGAACAGTATTCAAACACTAATCTATATCTAATTCTTTGCGTAAATCGCTGTCTGACATCGTATTTTCGTTCTTAACGACCAATTTTGGTACAGATAATAGCTTTTTTACTAGGAATTGCTCCTTTTCACATAAGCATACTTCCAAAGGGTCATCAGTCATCTTTTGAATCACTTCAAATACCTTATCACACTCTAAACATTGATAATCATATCTTGGCATACACATAATTTAACAGAAACTTGAACAAAAATACTACTTATTTTTTGGATTGGTCGTCTAGTTTTTTTTGAGTTCATATTTTACTTGAAGATAAAACCTGTAAGTCTATTATTATTAGTCGTTTACAGAATATTTTTTAAATCTTGATTTTAAATATAACTGTATTAAATTATTATTTTTTATAACCCCTTAGTCGTTACTTTATACTTTGCAAGGAATACTACTACTCTGCCACTTTTGGCGTGAATCCACCCTATACCCCACTTAAAGTAACACTTTAACCAAACCTTAAAGTAATACTTGAAGTTAAAGTAATACTTGAACCTAAAAACGCCAAATGTTAAAGCGATACTTGAACCTAATCAAATGGTGCTTTGTACAAACTTGGGAGCGTTTAACCCTAGTTAAATCAAGAAAGTTATTGACTATAAACTTGATAAATATGTAAAAGTATTTGACAAGTCCCTAAAAATTGCTAAATTGTCTTAGTTTCGAAGATGTTTTTCGTTACTGAGTTATTTGAAAAGTAGAGTTTGGACAGGGTAGCCGATAGACTGGCTTGAGATAAAGTAAGGTTAAAGTCTTAGATGACACGACGAACAGATTAGCTCTCAGTACTCCCAGAAATACAAATAGGTCAGATAGTTTCTCCGTGGGGGAATATCTAGCCCTCCTTTGAGTCTCAGCCCTTAAATCCAATCTTGAAAGTTCTTTGATAATTTGGAAAATCATTAAAACCTCCCTTTGTAACAGGAGGGGGTTTTGTAAGTAGTAAGTCACGCCGTTAAGGTATCCCGAACCAAGCAAACCCCCAAAGATTTCATTTAAAGCCCGTAAGCGTCCAATTTGACGCCTTAAACGGCAAACTAAAACAACCCCACAAAGGAGAACACAATGAAAGAAAACACACAAGAGCAAACATTATCAAACCTATTGCGCAAAATAGAATACACTTGCGAGAGGTTCGAAGTAGAGCGCACAGACATATTTAAGGAGCTAAATTTTGAATTAAAAAGCGTCTTAAAAATGCCAACAAAAAAAGAAGCTCAAGTTTGCGCTAGAGCTATCAGGACAAAATACCAAAGAAAAGCAGGAAAGCAATTTGAGGGCTTATCGGGTATATTGCTTGGGTTAAAATGGGCGCTAGATTGTGCAGGTTTCCAAGGTGAACTATTTGTAGACACCAGAGACCAAGTTCAATACGATATAATTTCAAACATCAGCAATAGATGTGAAGACACTATTGACGATTGGGAGAAACCAACATATTAGAAAAAGCCCCCCAGTTTAACGGCTGGGGGCAAAATTTAATTAACCCTAACAAAGGAGAACACAATGACACAAACAACAAACACACAAAGCCACAACTACACAAGTAGAAAGCAACCATTTAAAGCCAGTAATTTATCTGGTAGAAGTGTTGGTGGTTCATACGTGGTTTATTCTTACGGCTATTATCCGATTTACGCATATGTAAACGGCGTATGGTTTAAGAATAGTGACAAGTACAGCAGAACAACAAGCAAACAGCAAACCCAATCAAGACCCGAATTATACGGGCAGAAAGAGTTTAAATTGCTTGATACTGATGAACTAAACGCTCTGATTGATAAGCATAACTGCATATAAAAAAGACCTCCCAGTTTAAACGCTGGGAGGCAAGAATTTTCAACCTAACAAAGGAGATTAAAATGAAGCATATACTATTTACAATTATGGAAAAAATAGTAGCCCCAACTTTATTGGTTTACTCTGTGGGCGTATTATTTATTCTGTGGTATTATGGTTGGCAATATGAACCATTTGTATATATCGCTTATACTGGTATTATTGGAAGTCTAGGCGTCATACTATTAGCTGATTAATCAAAAGTCCCGTAAAAGCCGTATTTTGAGCGTTTACGGGCAAGTTTTTATTTAACCCTAACAAAGGAGAAAACAATGAGTAAAAAGTACAATGTAACTATTTCTATACCATTGGACATTGAATTATCTGACGTGTCCAAAGAGTGGGAAGATGTTATTGAAGTAGAAGCGAACAGCTACGACGAAGCAGTCCAAAAAGCCCAAGAAGAATTTTCTGACGGCTGGGACGCTGACTCAATTTATGATATTGTCTATGACGATATACGTATGAACGCTTCGGTTTACTTAGACGGCGATTATGAACCTAACTTTGAAGAAGAAAGTTATTTTACTGCCGAAGAAGTACAGCCCAAAAAAACCAACTAAAAAAGTCCCCGAGTAGTCTCTATTATAATAAGTCCTGGACGTCTACTTGGGGCAAAATTTTACTTATTAGGACGGCGACCAATTAATGTAAAAGTTCACAGGTAAGGCGCTCTCACGCATTATTCAAACAAACCTGCTCTCTGTGGCGCATATAAATTGGCTCAAATAAAGCCCCGATTCAGTTCGGGGCTACCTACAAGAATTTTATTAACCAAAACAAAGGAGAAAACAATGAGTGAAGAAGTCGTACAGATTAAATTTAAAGATATAAGTTTAACTGATGAAGAGCTTAGAGATTGTGTTCAAGAAATATTGGACGCATTAAAAGACTACGACCTTGACGCAGAGCCAGAACAATTTAGAGTTGGCTTTGCAACAGCTATGAAAATAGTTGTACTCAAGCTATTAAACCCCGACTTAGATTTAATTTAGTCCAGTTGGGGTTGGACAAGCCCTCTCTTACTGAGAACCTACTAATAAACGTAAATTAGCGCAGACCAGTTATGAGAACAGAGAGGGCAAAAAAGCCCTCTCTTACTGAGACCCTACAGGGGAATAATATTACGTACAGAGAGGGCAAGATTTTACTTAACCCTAACAAAGGAGAACAATATGAAATACGAATACAGCGCAGTAAATGTTCATAGAGAAATACCACAAGAAACACCTACTTGTTTATGTAGTATGTGTGGCGAAGAAATTACTACTTTCTTTGTCGGTTGGACTATGAACGAGTACGAAGACGACCACAGAGTTTGTGGAGAGTGGGACTGCTGGAGAGAGTTTGCCAGTTACCACGAGTCAGAAATTCCGTTTGAAGACTATCTTGAAGATGTTGATAATATGACTGATGAAGATTGGAACGAATCAGTCAGCGAGTGGCTTTGGAACGCATACGACATCAAGAAGTCTGACAGGTGGAATAATTAGTCTGTAAATTGGATTTTAAAACTAACGCTTGATGAGTTATAACTTTCTTGGTTGATGACTAGCCGTAGAGAAAGTTTTTTTGATTCAAGCGAAAAATTTCATTAACCCCAACAAACAAAGGAGAAACAGATGAAAGAAGAAGGAAGTGCTTCAGTTTTTATGAGTCTTGAAAACGGAGTTATAAAAGTTGAACACGGAACAGATAAAACAGTCCTTTACAAATGGACTGCAAACAAAGGAGATTGGGAAAGAATCTTCAACACCTTTAAACGATTAATCAATGAAAGCGTTTCCTCTGGAAATGCTTAACCTAAATGCCCCCGAGAAATCGGGGGCGTCTTTGCTCACTTCTGAGCAAAATAACCCCAAACAAAACCGAACAAAGGAGAACACAATGAACGAAATACAGAGATTCAAAGGAAATCTTAACGATTTTCTTTTCAAAACTCGTACACTTCACGACGGAGTCCAGCACATTTTTAGGTTTCCTAATGACTTAGGAGCTAGTGTTGTTTCTCACTCTGATAGCTACGGAGGAAAGCATTTCTGGGAATTAGCAGTTGTAAGTTTCAGAAAACCTAGATTCTCAAACCAAATAGGAGAAAGAGACTGGGACATTACCTACGACACGCCAATAACTTCAGATGTTCTTGGTTGGCTAACCCCCAGACAAGTAGCTTCCACACTTCGCAGAATCAATCGTCTTGATTGACCTATCAAATTGCTCTGGTGTTTCACGTGAAACACTAGGGCAACCCCTCCCCTCCCCCACCGATAGGGGGTCTATCAAAACGGGCTGGTTTACCCCTCGTATTATTTTAGACCTGATACTTTTTTTTTGCGTATTATTTTAGACTTGATACTTTTTTCTAAAGGTGTAAAAAAAAATGGAGGAAAAATAAATTTCCCCCATTTTCCAACCTAACAAAGAAAGGAAAGGGTAATGAAAAAACCCTTGAATTACTCCCTTTAAAATAAACTTTTATCTCTACAAAAACAATATTATTTAATTATCTTGACTATTTTGTAAAATTATTATTAAACTCTGTAGAATTACTTAACTTAATGAAATACAATACTAACATAAATATTTTAAGGTGCGATACTTCAACAACTATCTTCTCATTAATATACCTCAGTTACTATCAACTAGTATTGCACCTTAAAGATTGGAGAACAAATGACACACGAAGAAATACTAACTGCCATAGCTTTAGTTTTAATGCTAATGTGTATTTACTATGGACACAAGCTATATAAAACTATGGAAAGAAACATTGAATATCAGTATAAGAAAGGATACATAGACGGACTAAATTATGCTAATGATAAGTTTAATGAACATTTTAAACCTAATGAAAATGAGGTTTTATAATGCACTTTTATCCCTATGGTAGAACAATCCACTTCAGAAATAAAAAAACACAAAAATCTACAAATTGGTACAATGTGCCTATGAAGTCTTTGCGTGTTGGAGATATTTTTAAATTCAGAAGTCATCAAGGTAGTTTAAATATAGTGGTAGAGGTAATTGGAGATGAAATATATTATATGAATAAATATGATAATTACTCAATTAAAAAGAAAGATAACTCTAGCTTACTATGGCATTGTTGGATTAATCCTAAACAAAATCATTTAGAAGAAAAATTTAGTTATTGGAAAAATCCAGAAACATTAGAAGTTACAAAATACATTGGTTGCTTAAAAAGTAGGAGGAGCGATATGGAATATAATGACAAACAAATAAATTCTATGATTCTTTATTTAAGAGTCAATCGTGTTGCAGAAGTGCAATACATAGATAGAGAAATTATTAATACAGAAACTACTTCTGTTGATACTGGAGACTTAAAGCTATATGATTATATGAGCAGTTCGCATTTAAGCGTAAAACAGCTCATTTCTGCAGCTATTGAGTCTGGCTGGACAGAAGATTGGAAAACATAAGGAGAATATATGAACAAACTAAATGACTTTTATATGCTTGATTTATGGTTAAAAGAAAACCAAAGGTCTGTTACTTGGTTAGCAGATAAAGTCGGCGTATCAAGACAAGCTGTTTATATCTGGAAAGACAAAGGTCAAATTCCAGAAAGTAGAAAATATGCAATATGCTATGCTCTGCAAGAGGACTATGGGTATCTCTTTGAACAGCATTGAAATATACATCATAACAGCTACGATACTATTAATGGTGTCGGGGTTTAGAGATTTAGGAAAATGGTCTGAAGACCTTAACAAAGGAGAGAAATATGGAAAGAAGTGAGAGTATTAAAAATCTAGCTATTGCTCAAATGAAAATGCAGAAAGAACTTAGAAACCTAGAGCTTAATGCACAGGGTTTTAATTATAAGTATGCTTCATTAGACCACTTGCTAAATTATGCCAGACAAATGTGTAGCAAGTACGGATTATCGTTTGTACAAAATCCAATAGGTACTGAAACTACTATTGGGATAGAAACTATCTATATGCACGAGTCTGGAGAGTTTTTAGTGGGAAATTTAGAAAGTCCTATAGGTGGTATGAAAGGTATGAACGTATATCAAAGTTCTGGAAGTGCGATTACTTACCTTAGAAGATATGCCTTAATGAGTTTTTTAGGTGTATTTGGAGAAGAAGACATAGACGCTAAAGGTTTTGACGTATATGAAAAAAAATCAAAACCTAAGACTGCAAAACCTAAGACTATTGAGTCTGATGAGCTGCCGTTCTAATGAAAGAGATAGAAGATTTTTTAGACCTATCTGTTATATTAGTTATGGCAGTAGTTATAGTTTTATGGGTTGTTTTGGACATCAATAAGCTATTATTTGTAGCTTGGGAGATGTGGGTTCTTGGACAATAGTTTCATAAAGCTATATCGTAAAATTCAAGATAATTGGATATGGGATAATCCATTATACCTAAAATGTTGGATTGATATGTTGATGAGGGCAAGTATAAAGCCCTCGTCAATGTTGATTAACAATCAAATTATAGAGATTAAGAGAGGAGAAATTGTATTTTCTCAGAGAAACTTTGCAAAGCGTAATGGTATGTCAAGACAGCAATTAAGAACATTTTTGTCTAAGCTGACAAAAACAAATATGATTCAAGTAAAATCTAACCCAGAGGTAACCCACGTTATTATCGTCGGATACTCAACCTATAATGATTATAAAGTAACCCAGTCCCAACCCAGAGCTAACCCTATTATAAGAAAGAAAGAAAGTAAGAAGAAAGAAAACAAAGACTTTGAAAGATTTTGGGAGTTATATCCAAAGAAAGTAGGAAAGAAGAAAGTTCAAGATAAATTTGACGCTAATGATTATCCTATTGATTTGATTATTAAGAACATAGAATTACAAAAGAAGTCAGAACAATGGCAAAACAAACAAT